ATTCCACTCTTCTACTGTGATGATTCCTTTTAGAATAAGCTGTTTTTCTAATAGCTGATCAAACAAAATAGAGAACCTGTTGCGCAATCTTGCAACAAACTTTGAGAATTTAATCTCGTCTCTTGTAATCTCAGAAGAACGACCTAATGAAAATCCTGTTTCTTGATCCATACGAGATACAGGAACATTTAAAGCTCTGTATAACTTTTTCTGGAAATACAAAATATCATCAAGCTCACCTAAGTTCTGACCGCCAGGCAATGTAGTAATCTCTGTTCCACGACCGCCTTCACGACGAGGTAACCAGAAATCATCTGTCATTGACATGTGCCGACGATCATCTTTAACTTCGCCTGTCGATGCATTATACACTAAACGGTTTTTATGTTTAGTCATCATATCACGTAGATATTGCTCTGCTTTCATTTTGGGCAGGTTACCTACATCGATATAGAAGATGCGACGTTCAGGCGCACGTGAAATACGATAGATAACAGCAGCGTCTTCCATCATACGCAACTGATTTAGTGGCTTATATGCTTTGTGTAGATGTGATAAAATCAATGTGTTCTTTTCATTAAGAACACCTGAGTTCGCAGAAACGATAGAGTCTTTTGCAATCTTAAGACCCTTTAAGCCCTGAGAAATTCCTGATCCTTGAAGAGATTGATTCGTATTATTAAAACCTTTTTCGTTATAAATGTAATATTCATTTTTAACTTTTTTAATAATATTATCGTTTACTCCAGTTTCTTGATTAGCAACCTTTTCGTTTTTAAACTCACGAACTTTGCGTAGTTTTCTCGGATCAATATACCGTAATTCTACTATTCCTTTTGATGGATCAGCTTCATTAATCATTACATGATAATGTATACGTCCATCGACATACCATTTAGAAAAAACATCATATCCTTGATTATTGAAATCAAGAAGCGTCAGAATATTATTAAATTCTTCAATGATCTTAGTTTTAATAGATGCGGGATGATCAATGTCATCAGGCACAACTTCAACAGGTTGTGTATTAAAATCTGATACGATTGCCTCATTCACAATATCATCAATTGCTGCTAACACCTCAGGGTGCTGTGCCATATCTCTATATTTTTGTACAAGCTCTGCTTCTGATTTTGCAGAGCCTTCTAAATCTATAAAGCTAGCTTGCGCCCCACCAGTTGCAGCAATATCAACTGCTCCATCATCATTTGTAGGTGTTACAAATGTCTGGATCTTTTTATCATCACGATCAGATTTTCTTTTTATTTCAAAACCAAAAAGTTGTGCCATTTTATATCCTCTCGTTAGTAGGTAAAAATTCCCTACTAACTATTTATTCACGTGTGCCAGCGTCGCCAGTGACGCCACCAGATACATCCCACCAATCATACTGGAAGGTAACGTCGAAACGTTCAATGTCATCTGTCGTATTCCAATCCATGCCAATAGCACTGACAGTTGTTGGAAACAATCCGTTGAAGTTATAAACTCTTAACGGGATACCATTTTTACCAAATTGAGTGATTTGTGCTTGTGCTTTGTACTGGTTAGGTGAACCTGTTGGGAACTGTCTCAAGTTTCCGACATGAGAGTTAATCGAGTTCATCCACTGTTCCATTGCATTTCTTACAAGGAAATCTTCATCGTTGATTACAGTAACTGTCCACTCAGCAAATGTTCTATCGCCAGCAACTTTGATTTTACGACCAAAATATGGAACTTCCACAAAACCCAAGGTTGATTCAGGAATCTGTGCTGTTTGTACCGTAAACGGTGTTTTTAAATCAGCAATCGCAGTAACCGGGTTCGTAATTTGAACCTGGAAAAGAGACGGCTTAGCGCCGCCTCCTGTTAGCTGACTTCTCATTTCATTGATATTAAAAGCCATTTGTTATTCTCCTATTGCGACCTTATTGGCGTCCGACGATTTCTTCGAACTCGACCCCAGTTCTAACTGAGACAAAATTCAATCGAATGAAATTGATAGAACGTGCTGGTTTAACGTAAATGTCTCCAACAAATTCGTTTCTATCAATGATTTCAGGCGTATTATTTGTTTCATCACAAACAACCCTGTAATCATAAATTCCTCTTCGACCCTGAACGTCACGCAGGAATGGTTCAATTAAGTTTACGAACTGTGCTCTTGTAAACTCGTCATTGAATTCGAACAATGTAAAGTTTGATGCAGTTGCAACAGCCTTTTCAAGAACGATAAACAATCTACGAACGTTAATTCTATCAAACGCAGACGATTTATCAGCCATTGTTCTATCACCAAATAATAACACACCTTGACCTGGTTGTGAAATGACTGGGTTAATGCTTTTCTTATAAAGAGCATCACGTTCAGCTTGGTTCGGATTAAACGGCAGTTTAATAACGTTCTTAACAAATCCTCTGTTATAGCCTGCAGGTGAGAACCATGAATCACGTTCAGTATCTGTACGCACACACAATCCTGCCATATCGCCATTCATAGGAACATATACGTATGTGTCGTTGTATTTGTCATATCTATATTTATAGCCCGTATCCATGAAGCCATAAGATGCAACGTTTCCGCCCACACTTAAAGAGTTTGACCAGTTAATGACAGCGTTAGTCATTTGACTACGAGAAACTTCAATAACTGATTTAGGAGGTGAAACAAATGCAACAGCATCTTTTCTATAAGCAGCCACTTCTTCGATGATATGGTTTGCTAATGTGGCATTGCTTGCACCACCAGCAGCTTTACCTTGAAGAAGAAGTGAAACATCTACTTCATTGGCATGTCTGAATAGACCATATCCTGAGAAATCGCCAATTTGTATAGACACAATATTGTCAGACCCTTCAGGGCTGCCATCCGCTCCACCAACTAGAGCCGTCTCACCCTGAGGAATTTGTGTTGCTTCAGCCTCATCGGTGATTGTAATATAGTTTGATGAAAGATTAATTACGTCCTTGTAGAAAACATTTGTTCCGTCAGCTAATTGTGTACCTTCAACAATACTTACATTTTCATAAATTTCAAGTACGGTGTTTGGTGATGCAGAGAACTCACCTGTTACGTCAATAACGGCAAAGTGAAGTGCATCTGCAATCGGTGCGTCATCAAAATACTTTGCAGATTCAATAGTATTAAAGTTGCCGCTGCTGATGACGTCCACACGAAGATCATTTCCTCCAGACCCAGGATACTTTGCGAGAATGTGAGTGACTTGAGGTTGAACATCTTCTGGATTAACAATGCCTGAAGATGACAGTGTTACAATAGATCCTGCAAGATCAGTGTCGGGGTCAAGAATAGTTTCAACTACGACAAGCAAATCGTTTGTCGGAGATACACCACCTAATGCTGTACCCGCAATGTTAATTTGATCGCCTACACGATATTCTTGTCCGCCAGTTTCAATGGTAACTGAATAATCTGTTGCTGATTTTAGAACTGTGAAAGATGCACCATCTCCTACAGCGAACTTGGAAATTGCTCCACCTTCGCCTGCGGTGTTTGCATTATAGTAGTACAATACAGCAGGAGTATTTTCGTCTGTTGTAATTTCAACGTATGCACCTGCTTGACCCGGCGTGCCGATTTCGATTACTCCGGTTGTGTAATTAGTTCCGCCACCATGTGTGCCATCATCAGTTTCGCTTAGTTTGAAATCTAATCCTGTACATGAAGCATCGCTAAGATCAAATGTGTATGTTGCACCTGTTCTAATTGTGAGAGGTTGTTTTTGAGCACCAGAAACTGTAATTGCATCTAATCCTGCGTCATCTTCATCCTGTTCTACAGTTATTGAGAAGGTTGTGCCTTCATATACATGAGATCCTGTGACTCCTGCATATGTGATATCCTCTGCAACACCACCACCTGTGGTAATAGATGCTTGTGAACCGTCACTAGTTCTTACAACTTGTAACTGATTACTGTACGCTAAAAAGTCAGCAGCAGTGAAAAATGTTTCGATGTTATAATTTGTCTTTGGTCTACCGAACATGCGAACTAGCTCAACTTCTGAGCTAACTAGCACTCTCTCATCAACAGGACCCCAGCGGAAAGGACCCGCTATTGCACCTGATGTTGTAGAGACGGCTGGCACAACTGTAGATAAATCTACTTCGCTGATGTCTACGCCCGGGCTTACTTGAAATGCCATTTCAATCTCCTTGTTAATTGCCTTATGGATGTCATTCGTAACAATATTTATAAAAAATGCTATTTAGTCATCATCTTTAAATAAGTTGGTATCATAACTAAACCACCCAGTCGGTAAACTTTCTTCAAGGTGAATATCATCAGAATTGAACCCTATAGGTAACAATTGATTGTCCAAATGATCTTGATTTTGTTCTTTTAGTCGTAACATTGTATTTATATCAGTAATGTCTTTAAAAAATGCTTGATCAGTTAACCAAGCAAATAGCACTAATCCCATAACCAAATCATCGTGACAACCAGATTCGGCTTCATATGAGACACCTTTTCTGGAAAATGTTGATAATTCTTTTATTGTTTCAAAATCATTTACGATTAATTGATCTTGTTCAATCAGCAGCTTGCACATATTACAGCCGATTGCTTTTACCGATTTAGTTGTTCTTATACCTCTATCAGAAGATTTACCAAATCCTCCTGAGATTCTCTTTCCAGATCTGCCTGCAGATTCTGTGTATAATAAATTTTCAACTTCAAATTCAAAATAAAGAATGTCGCTTACTTGTTCACCTATATCATTGACTTCAATCAATGTGTATGCATCATTATATGACTTTAAAGTTTTGTGTATAGTTTCTGCATAGTCAATAGGTGTTATCATGTTATCACGAAACACGCAAACTTGCTGATATGGCATTTTAGTTACATCAATAACATGAAATGCAGAATAGTCTAACCCTTTGCCTCTTGATACGTCTGCAATTAGAATGTATGTGTTATCTTTTTCGGGTTGTGCATATTGCGTGAGTCCTCTAGTTTCAAGTATTGGATTTCTATACACTAATTGTTTTAGCTTAGAACCTTCAATCAACGTGCCTGAACTGCCCAAGAATTGACATTCAAATTCTTGTGCGAACTTTTGATAATCATAGTCCATCGCTTGAAGTGTTTCTTCTTTCCACTTCTCATCACGTCCAGGAACCCTATGCCAAGGCACTTCGATAAAAATATATCCGTTACGCTCTTCTCTTGCGCCTTCACACGTCTTATAGAAGTGATTTAGACCATTGGGTGTTGATGTGAACAGAATTTTTGTTGTGTTACCAGACGAAATTGTTGGAAACACGGAAGCAAAGAACTCGTCCCAGTTTTCTACGAAAGCCGTTTCATCGATATATAGAAACGATATAGACTTACCTCGGATAGCA